GTGTAAGCATGTTCATGGGTGCGTAGTCGGCTTTGGAGTGCCCACACGGGTAATTGAACGCCTTGCGTCCTATCACCAGCGAGTCCTTGCTCGCGTCCGGGTGGAAATCCGCGTAGACCTTATTCTTCTTCGTTGGGAAGATGGATTTAGCCACAGCGCCGACTGCTTTGGCGGCTAGCATACCGGGCAGCCCGTAAGCTTTCCCGGCGGCAAACGCGCCGATATCCGAGAGGGTGTCAATCGGATTGTATACCGTTTGACTCATTTTAATTTCGCCTCCCGTGTTGCAGATGCGGGAACGGATCCGCTCCATAATATCTAACAACATCACGTCGCAGGTCATCACGCCGTTTTCTGTAACCGGTGTAAGTCCTGACGACGTCCACTCCCCCTTTCAGCAGCCCAAGCACAGGGAGAGCTGGTTGTCTTACCACCTCGCCAACAATGTGCCTGACCGCGTCTTGCAAATGGTTACCGTACCTCACAGCCAGACCGGCAACATGGCCGGTGATTGTACCCAGCTTGTGTGCTTCATCAGCGTAGATCTCGTCAGCAGCCATTCGGTGCTGTTTCGAGTCTCGGTACTTCGCATATGCAGAATCATGCAATCTACTCAAGGCGTCAAGAGAATCTTTCGGGGCTCGGTCTCCGAACTCAACAGAGGTCTGAAACTTGCCGTTACTAATAAACGGGCCGGTGTAGTTCGGAATGAACCACGCGCTGTCACCCATATTCTCTCTTTCGCCACCACAAACCCCTTCCACACTAGACTCTCTGGAACGTCACAACAGACCGTCAAGCGTCGCGTCAAGGCTCTCGTACTGGGGCACTGCCTCAAAACACTCGGCGCCTTTACTGGCACAACGCAAGACGACCATTGGTCTCACCAGATCAAGGGTGAACAAAGACGGGTGCTTCTCACGGAACGTCAAGAACATGTCCCTGAAGAAGTTGTATCGCGGTCTGTCCCAGCAATAGTTGATCATTGCTGAAGACAGAGCCATCGGCAAATCATCCAGTTTCACGCGACACATCTTCTCAACGTGTTTCGTGAAGCGGACGGGTTTATAGCCAATCATCCCGTCGACATTGTGGAATTCGTGACTGAAGAACTCGGAACCAATAAACTGGTCGTGGCGCTTGAATTCAAGTGCGAAACCAAGCTTGAAAGC